AAACCAGGAGCTCCTATAGATCCACTGCTTCCTGTGTCGCCCTTAGGACCAGCTGGACCCTGAGGGCCTTCACCACCAGCAGCGCCTGGAGGGCCCTGAGGTCCATCCTTAGCGATCTTTTCCACGTCCTTAGCCGTTGTACACAGTTGGCCACTTAAATAACCGTGACTGCACGCCGTTTGAACCTGTACTGCTAGATTCTTCCCAGCATTCACCTGCTTTTGCTTCTGGTACCAAACTTCCCAGAAAGCTATCGCTGCCGTTAACAGACTCGCGATAACAAGAACACTGAGAATTCGTATGAGCCATCTTGTTCTGGAGTCTTTGCTTCCTTTGACAGCATCACGCACGATCTCGTCGTCGTGTTCAGTCATGGGCTCTTCTCCAATTTTTCAACTTTAGTAGTCAGCTCAGTTACGTCTAAACGAAGTTCCTTAATAACATCGTCCTTAAAATTTAGACGTTCTCTGTAGACTCTCTCCATGGCGCGCTGAGCACTATCGCCACGTTCTTTACGGTTGTTTATCATTGCTACAACAACCAGGCCAGTCGTTGTCACGATGGCCACTAAGATTCCTATTAAGGCAACTTGAACAGTCGAGTCCACGCACGGTTCCTCCTATATCTTTTTGGGGGGATCAGATATAATCGGCTGGAACATCCTCAATCAGAGTTGGAAATTCCCGATAACCCTGTTCGTCTTCCGTCCGAATAAATTCACTGACGCGCATGAATTGAACTAAACCATAGTCAGCTTGTGCTACGACCAAATCCCCGAGATAATAGTCGGTTCCAAAAATATATGGATTAGATGGAAGAACTTCGAAATCGAAAGAACTAGTTTTGTTATTCTTTAACAACTCAGATTGTGCTCTCTGCTTCATCATAGAGTTGAGTGGAGCTCCTGCTGCGACATCGATGTCAGAACCATCAACATATAAATCACGACGTTCAATACCCGTAGGTGTGGGAATTAAACCCGGTGTGGTGTATTGATTTGCTCCGTTGATAGTGCGAATATAAGCAACGTTCTTATATCCCTTGATCGAGAACAAATATGATTTAACCTTGATATGACCTTGACTAGTTCTAAATATAACACTGGTGGTCAAATCGTTCCCATTATACAAACTAATAAGGAAGCCACTATCACTTCCTTTTGGTCGAATTCCTCGCAGTCCGTAATTTGTCTGCTTCAACATTCTATTCACTGAGGCATATAGTTCCCCAACATCATCAGCTAATGTATAATTAGGGAAAGTTGCGTTGAAGAATTCCTGTTGAACAGTTATTTCTGAAATTCTGTCAGCTTCTACTGGATACATAAAACTTGGATCGTTTACATGTATTCCAAGCGTACTAACCAAGATAACCAATATATTAGGTGCATCGACGGGAGTTACACCAGTGGAAGTTCCTATTGCTGATATACTATTGAGGTTAGTTCGATCCTCGAGGAGACATTCCATAGCTCGACCGGAAACGGTTAATATTTCATTACCATCGTCATCTATCTCAATAAGATGATTCTCAACAACCATCGGCTGTTCGCTTTGACGAATAGCACAATACGATCCGAGAGGCATAAGAGTCATAATATCAGCGATATTTGGGGATTTTAGTTGGAATTCTCCTAGATCATTATATCTCTCTGTCCAAATAAGAGAATCCCAACCTTCGACAGCTCCTTCTACTCGTCTGGTTGTTTCATCCAAATGAAGTAAATCCATTACCATAATCACACCCCCAAATAATGAGGAGTATAAACACAATTGCTATAGTTAAAACTAGTTGACGACATTGCAAAAGAATTGATTCCTCGACGAAGTTGTAACCAGCCAGGATCGAAAACTGTAACATCAAGTAGGCTAGTCTTGACACCGGATCTAACAGAATATACATCTCTTAAACCATCTCGAGTATCCACTTCAAACGTGTCACCACTAAGAAAAGCGTGAGTAGTAAATATTTCATCAGTTGGACTAGATCTTATCAAACTGAAAGACGAGAGGCTTGCGGTTAAAGTTATCTGTAAATAGAATCCAGTGGGGGTGGAACCAATATTATCAATTGTCAATACTGACTTACTCATACCTGATAGATCTAAATCCAGAAATTCCGGAGCAACGAAATATGCATCTTGACATTCAACGGTAATCTGAACTTCAGGATCTTTACTAAACGGTACCGCTTCGAATTTACTAACCCAACCTTTAGCAATAGCAGTTAGTGTTGTATCATCCCAAATTTGAAAAGTAAGATAATCAAGGGTCGGAACAACCATTCCGTATAGGGTCTCTCTCAAACCTTCGACGGTTTCGCCTACAGAGTAATCGGGATTCAAACCAACACGAATAACTAACTGCCTTTGTTGTGGGTGATTTCCTTGATATATTCCGCCCTGCAATAGGGTTTTTCCAATATTGACTAAGAATTCAGGAGGACCTAAACCTTCAATACTTTTTAGAATGAATTTGTCAGAAGGCAAGACGCCAGTTATCGGTAAATTAACTGTTCCATCGCCAACGAGAGCGTATTTAGTAACTTTCATGAGATCTTCAACGCCTCCTTCGCGAGAGAGAGTTGGTTCTTAGTATTTCTATAAATCTCTACCGCTGACAAAGTCTTTGGAGAGATATTAGTTTGATTGAATTCAAGAGTTGTCGGGCCAGTAGCTGTAGAATCCGTAGCCTTCTCAACAGGCGATTGAGATCCGGCAGTTATTGATGTCGCAGTAGAAACAGCCTGGTTTCTGGAAACAGTTGGGGAAATTACCCCCGGAGCCAAAATCTTAGGAATCTGTGTGGCTGTCTTCTGAAGATTTGTCAAATCCAATACAGGAGAAATAGTTGGATCCAAATTCACAATTCCAGCCAACATATCTGGAACTCCAGAAAGAGTTTTACCCATGGTATTAACCAAACCATCAACCATATTCACTGCTGACTTGTTTACAACATGAGCTTCCTGATCGATTCCCAACGCAATACCAAGCGGAATCGTTGAACCAATCTCACTAGCGAATAGTTTCGAAGGAACACCAACGTGGAGGAAATTCTTCACGTTATTTACAACTCCACCTAGACCGCCGGTAATTTTCTTGGTAATCTGACCAGCAATATCTCCGAGACCATCAATGATACCCGCAATCATTGCTACGCCCACGCCAAACATGGCAGAGATAATTTGCGGTTCGTAGGTCTTAATCGCACCTTGAAGTCCTCTAAGGAAATCAAGAATCGTTTTCCCTGCCGCATTGGCAATCTTCACACCTTGTGTACCGAGACCAGATATAAAGCTTATAATAGCTGTAACACCAGCTGCGACAATCCTACTAGCATTTCTACCAAGACCAGTAACAAAACTGATAATAGCATTAGCGCCAGCAGTAACGATCCTTCCTACATTACTAGATACGGCATTGATAAACGAAGTGATAATGCTACCTACAGCACTAGCCACTCTACCGATGTTCTTACTGATACCAAGCAAGAATTGAATAAGCAGAGTCAAACCAGCAGTAACGATCGCCGGCATTTTTGCTGCCAAAGCAGTGAGGAATTTAACGATGATATCGGCAACTAGAGACGTGATTCTAGGCATGTTATTCGAAACGCCTTGGAGCAACTGAACGAGAAGAGTTAAACCTGCGGCGATAATTCTAGGCCCGTTTATTAACAATACCGCGAGCATTGTAGTGATAAGCGTAGTCATCAATAGACCGAATTTAGGAATATTGACTGTAATTGCAGTTAATACTGAACTGATAATAACAATGAATGCTGCAGTTATAGCTGGACCGTTCTCACCAATCTTCTTGAGAACATTAACAAACCCTACTGCTAAAGCTGTTGCAATAGTGGGGATTTGTGCAATGAACGTTTGGAACGCCTTGAGTAGAACTGCAATGCCTTGCGCACCACTCTTGGCAAGAGCAGCTAGACCGTTAGCAAGTGCACCTATACCAATGCCAGCAAGAGCCAGACCAGCTCCTAAACCCAGTGCAGCAACGCCCAAGACAAGTAGTCCTGGAATAACAGCCTCTGCCCCGAGTCCAGCAAGAACAAGAATTCCAAGCGCTCCAGCGAGGACACCCAAACCCTTTGCAATATTCTTCCATGACATGCCACTCAGTTTCTGAATAGCATTCGATAGAAGTGTTATACCCACTGCGGCCAGAGCCAACGAAGCTGCTCCAGAAAGGGTAGATTGCATGAGGTGGAGCGCGCCGGCTAGGATCAGTAAAGCAGCTGCCATTGTGCCTAGACCCTTACCAATTTGGGTCCAGTTCAGTGATCCCATATTTCCTACGGCCTTGCCGATACCTAGGAGAGCCACAGCGATGAGATCGAGAGCGGCAGCCTGTAGCACCATACCCTTAGGCATGAGATGCATAGCGCCTGCGATAACGACCAACCCCGCGCCAATTCCTATTAGACCCTTACCCATTTCAGTCCAGTTTAGGGTCGAGAACAGCTTGATTGCCAAATATAGCGCATTCAGAGCAATTGCGATCTCTAATAGCCCAGCACCAGTTGCTACCATGCCCTTAGGCATCAATCTAGCTGCTAGTGCAACAGCTACGAGAGCTCCAGCAACGCCGGCGAGACCTTTGATCATGGCCTTGGTGTTTAACGTAGAGAAGGCCAGCACAGCCAGGTACATGATGTTCAGAGCCACTGCAAGTGCCGTAATACCGATACCAGCAGTGATCATCCCACTCGAGTTAGCTGATAATGGCTTCACTGCAATTGACAAGAGAAGGAGGATTCCAGCTAGTCCTGTCAATCCCTTAGCTAGTTGACCCCAATCGAGACCAGAAAGATTTCGCAATGCAAATGTCAGGATTAGTACGGCTGTTGAAAGCAGGATCATAGAACTGGCGATAATTGGAACTTTCGCAAATCCCGCGGAGCCAGAAATCTTAGTTAGTAATGCCATAGCTGCGAGAAGTTCACCAAAGCCAACGGCCATAGCAGCCAAAGCCTTGGATAACTTTCCAGAGTCGATCAGTGACAGCACCAATACTGACGCGGTAAGAACACCAATAGCGATTGCAATCTTCTCAAGCGTATTTGCTTTGAGTTGTGTTTGCATCGATTTCATTGTGGCGGTTAAACCATCAAATGTGCCCTTAATTGAATCAACCAAGCCACCGCTGAAATCTAGCTTTAGTCCGTTCTTCAAGAACTTTCGAATCAACAAAGCAAGGCCAGCTAGAAGGCCAGTATTTACTACATCTAAAATCCCGCTAAATTGAGCCTCACTGAAAGCATTAGCGATAACTTCGCCAATTTTGTTGAATGCTTTCTCGATTGAATCAATTCCTGGCTGAATTTTAGCTTTGACTTTCTGGAAGAAATCGACGACACGACCCATAGAACTGTTAAGTCCATCCAGGCGTTGACCAATTCTTGAAACGGAATCAGACATCCCAGCAGCATCGTCTTGATTGAATCCGTCGAACAAGCCATAGACAGCTTTAGCAACCTCAATTAGAATCGCTAGTGGGACGGCTAGAATATCAGCTAGTTTGTTGAAGAAATCATTTATTTGACCACCCTTTTTCAAGGACTGGTCAAGTGCTACCAGAAAATCACCAACATTAGCAGTGAATGCTGTGATGCTTCCAGAGCCTGTGAATATAGTTCCAAGCAAGGTTCCGAACACGTTGATAACGCCACGAAGAATCTGTCGACCAATATCAACCACAGCGAATAAACCAGCGAAAGTTCTCTTTATATTCTCAGAGGTTTTAACACCTACTGTAATTTCATCTAGGAAATTCTTGAAACCTACTGTCATATTATAGAGATCTCGACCAGTCTTAGCTGGGAAGAATTCTCTGAATGCATCTTTGATCGGAATTAGAACAGCGCCAAGAGCTTCGAAGATTTGACTAATGCTTTGTAGTAGGACAGTTCGTCCGCCTAGGGCTTTCCAATCTCCGAGAACTTTGTTTCTAGCAGTAGCAGACGCGTTGACAAACTTGTTAATGGACTGGCTCATGCCGGTAAACGTAGTTTTAGCTTCATCGAAGTTACCGAAAAGAATCTGCCACGTCTGCGTCCAACCAGAACCGATGGCTTCCTTCGTTGTATCAATAAGCTGTGATAGAGTCTTAACCTTTGTCGCTGCGTCAGATGCATTTTTAGCCATTTGCTGGATCTGGAGAATTTGATCCTTGCTATAACCCATTGCCTTCAGTTGGGCATCTGACAGATCGCCCGTAAACGTGTTAAGCGTTTGGGTAAGAACCTTTCCAGTCAACCAACCACTCTGTAGTGAACCACGGAAAGAGTTCCCAGCCTTAGTCCACTGATCAAACGTGGTGTGGATACCCACACCTTTGATCGTCTTTAGATTCTTACCAGTATTGAACAAAGCTTCCTGGAAGGCCTTACCACCCATACCAGCATTTACAACTGAGTTCCAGTCCTGCAGTCCAACCTTATTAGCTGCAATAGCCTGGGATAGTTGGTACATTGCAGTACTAGCTTGATCCGAAGTAGATCCGGATAGGGCTGCAATATTAGCAATACCCTTAATAGACGCAACAGAAGTCTTTAGATCCACCCCAGCAGCAGTGAATGTGCCAATGTTTTTAGCCATCTCACTGAAATTGTAAATCGTTTTATCAGAATATGTATTCAACGTATTCAATGCTTTATTAACATCACCAATCTTGGCACCTTCAGATGCCGTGTTGGCAAGAATCGTCTGAACAGCGTTTAGTTGTGTCTCATATTCATGAAAACCTTGAGTAATCGGAGCAACAGTAAGAGATTTTGCCAGGGTGAGACCAGCATTAACAGCTCGATTGGTGATATTTGCCAGAGCAGTTACGCCAATTGTGCCCATTGCCAAAAGTTTGCCAGAAACTCCCGTAATCGACGTGCTCATACCACTGAGATTGAAACGAGAACCACTAGCTTGAAGTTCGTCGAGACCCTTCTTAGATCCAGAGAAATTCAAACTATCTTTCAGTTTAGTAAGCGAACTGATGGTGGTGCTTACACCTCGCTCAAATCTGCTGTTCTGGAAATCCATAGAAACAACGCGATCATCGACACCGCTCATGATGAAGTCACCACCTTCCAGACGTCGTTCGCGATCTGATCAAATATAGGTTGGATTGCAGGATTGATATAATCTCGGCCCTGTACGTAACCACCGGTTCCAGTAGCATGGCCATATTGAAGAAGAATTGCAATTGGACGACCATCTTCTAGATGTGAGTTATACCAAATTATTTGATATAATCCACGCTTCTTCTTTATCTCATAGCGCCAAGATTCTGCTGTCAACCCGCTCTCTCTTGGTGTTGCGTTTGAGAGAGCATCAACACCTCTTTGACCATAATGATCCAATGAAGAAAATATGTCACCTTTACTCATTCTTTTTAAGAACGCTTCCGTATTTCTGAAGGAGCCTTTCGATGTGAATGTGATCATGGCTCCTCCTTGTGTTAGGTCTTAATTATGAATTTGAATCCCAAATATGGTGGTAGAGTAGATGCTGAATCCGTATTACCTGCAAGGCCGACACCACTGATACGAGCAGTAGCATCTGTTATATTATTCGTGGTTGCAACGCTATGTGTAGAGGAATACGATGAAGTAGCTTTTCTGTAATACGTCTTTGAAGATGCTGTTGGATCTACTCCGGCTTGACCATTATCACTTAGTGGATGCGAATGAGTAGCCGAACCACCAGGTGTAGCGAGAGTATTTCCTCGGGGCATCTTGCTACCCATATCAGGAAGATTGAACGTAGTGCTACCATCGCCAACACCATATGTAGTACTGATTGCAGCGAATAATGTCGCTTGTGTGGTTCGACTTACTGCTGTGCCGTCACAAAGCAGATAGCCGGTTGGAACCGTAGCGCCGGCAAACATTAAAACTGTGCCTGCTGGATTTGGTGAACCTGTAGCGCCGGTTGCTCCCGTAGCGCCTGTAGCACCGGTGGCTCCACGTACACTTCCAGCATTAATTGTTGATCCATCGTGTTTAGTAAGAATCAAGTTGTCGCCTACAACATCGCCATCAACAACCGATGCTGCTTCGACTGCGTCCATTCGGGCGGCTGTGTAGCCGGTAATGGTAGCCATTTATACTCCCATTAATTCGTCGGTTGTCGTAATTGTGTATTTATCAGCAGTCAAATATGTTGCATCAACCTGAGTAATTTGGAATGTTGTGGAATCAAGCATGGTTATGAGACTATCTGGTCCAGTAGCTCTCCACTTCCCATTTCCTTCATCAATAATTTCAATCAAATGCCCACCAATAAGCCAAACTTGCAATTGTTCGAATGGTGGAAGCGTGGGTTCTACACCTGTCGTTCCATAGAGTATTACTTCCAAAGCTTCTAAATAATCTGGATCAAACAGAGTAGAATCGACTATAAAATGCATCGTTGGGAAATTATTAACAATTTGGATTGGGACACCAAGGATGGTCCAACTTAGTTCCGTTGGTTTTGGAGAATCAGTAATAGTTTCATAACTTCTATCATCTGC